TTGCTTTCCCTCCGTTTTGCGCACCTTTTGCCTTGTCAATAGTGTTTTTAATAGCAACTTTCTCCTCTTCACTTTGTGGTTTCTTAGGAAACATCATTGCGAAACTTGGGAAAATACTATTTATAATATTAGACTTCTGCAAATACGACATTTCACCATCTAAAAACGCCCAATTCATAGCTGAACTATACTGCGGTAAAGGGTAAACGTCTTGTCCTACCGAATGCGATTCCCAAACATACAAGCATTCCTTTTGTTGAACACCCCATTTATAAGGTTTAAGCGTCTTAATGTCAATTTGACTATTCCAATCGTCGCAAATAAAGTAGTTTTCGCCGTATTTATCACGCCTTACCTTTTCTGCTCCTATATGTTTAATCTTAATAACGTCGCCAATTTGGTTAAAGCATAAATAAAAATAAACTCGATTATGAATAATAACGTCTTTCGTTACAACTGGAATCATTTTCTTAAGGTTTACACGCTTGTCAAAAGTGTATACGTCAACCTTTTCCATTGCGGTTGCGTCCTTACTTATCGTCAATTCAAAGCCACCACCAACCGCAGCGTTGGTTTTGTAGTCAACTATTGCACCGTGTAATGGACTTGTAAAGTACATTTGATTTAAAAGCTGTGGGTAAAGGTTATCCGAACCAAACCGAATGTATCCATTTACTTGTTGTCTAGGGTTTACGTATGGTAAACTAAGGTTACCCTCACCAACCTTTAAAAAAGGCGTTGAAAACGCTTGGTAATTGTTGCCCTCAACAACTTGAACGCTTTCTTTTTTTCCTATTTCGAATCCGAATATTTTCATTTAATCGTATATTGATGTTGTTGCCGTTCCACTTACTACCATTCGACCCTCTTCAACAAGGTTTAAACCCGTTGCGCTCGTGTTTTGGTCGACTACAATAGGCACGGGACTTTCATAAACTGAATATGTATATTGACCGATAATTAAAGTAAGGTCAACGCCCTCTTCTAAAGTGAATAAATTGTATCTATTAACGTAAGGTGACGTGTCAACACCCACCCAATAAATAGGTTGCGATGCTGTATTGAATTCGTTCTCAAACACGAACAACCAAACGGGTGCGCTAATCGTCGAATTCTCCGTAAGTGTTAAAGCGAAAGTGTTTATTTCTCCTTTATCCAAATAAATCATACTTAATAATAGTAGAAATACGTAATTTGTTATAAATAATCGAAAACCCCCCAAGTGTGCATTGTAAAGAGGCAAGGGAGGTGTTTAAAACAAAACCCCCGAATTTCTCCGAGGGTCTTATCGTGTTTGTTTATTGGTTAAACAAGGATAGTTGGAATAACCGCATCATCAACTTCGTAAGCTAAATGTTCGCTTTCCGCAGTCAAAACAAGTGAATATTTTGAACCATCCGCTTTTGTAGTTCCTGAACCCTCACCGTAAGCAGTAACTTGAACGTTTTCAAAATACCAATACTTACCGTTACCGTCCAAAACAACTACTGACAAATCTCTTTGTCCCTCGCCTAGTATTTTAATAGCTAAAGACTTCGCAGCTTCTCTACGGTGGAACATTAAGTTAATTGTTTGTGTAACAAAAGATGAACCGTTGATTAAATCAATCGCAGCTTCTTCGGTATAGTTTGAAGTGTTTCTTCTAAACTCAAACTCCAAGAAAGGCGAAGTGTGAGTTATTGAACCGATTATCCAAGTTGTAGTATTTGCGTTAACCGCAGTCACTTCGGACATATCGTTTATATAAATTTTTGTAATTGAACCGATGTTATTGTCGCATCCTTTAACAATCGCTTCTAAAGTTGTACAAGCCATTTTTATAAGTTATTAAAAAAGGGGTAAGGGTAAACCCCGACCCCCTTAAATGTTAGTAATTAAATTAATTAGTCGAAACAAACTGAATAAACAACTATTTCAGACGGGTTGGTATAGTAGAAACCAACCTTCATATTTGCACGAGTTCTCAAATAAGGCTCTGCAACCGTGTCAGTAAGGTTAACCGCTTTCAACGCTTTGCTATCACCTTCTCCGTCGAATGCGTAGATAAGGTTTGATTTCAAAGTCAACACCATTGTATCGTTAGGCATACCGTCACAAACAACAACCTTAACTCCCAAGAAAGTCAATCCTAAAGGCAAAGTAACGTAAGTTTGAGTGTTACCAGTAGCAGCAGCAAGTTCGTATGCCGCAGCAACGTTAGAAGAAACATAGAATCTTAAGTCAGCTTTTTTACGGATAACCGCAGCAGGTAAAGCAGTGTAAACAGCAGTCATTTGAGCGATTACGTTTGTTGAATCAATCGCACCGCCATAAATACCTGAAGCGATGTTTTCATCACCACAAAGTTTCTTTAAATACCCATCACAAAGTCCCAAAACTGGGTCTTCAGTTAAAGCTGTGTCACCTTGCCAACGAATTAACTCAAGGTCTTCTTGGATTTTCAAACTCATTTCATTCCAGTAGTAGTTCATAAAAGAAGCAACCGTGAAATCACCGTTTGAACCTTGCGCCATTTGTAAAGAAACAAAAGATTGCTCTAGGTCAAATTGACATATTTGCGCCATTGCTGACAAAGGACAAACATCGATATCGATTGCATCTAGTGAATCAGTTGGAGCGGTAAAGTTACAATTTGATGCTCTCAAGATGTTACCAAATGTTACGTTAGCAAGTTTAGTAGCTGACTTAATACCCGGCAAAGTTCTGTAATTGTCAACTAAATCTTCAGTTAAATAAGCACGTGAGTAAAACTCATCAGGGTTAGCACAAAGTAGTGCGTTAGTTTCGATGTCTAAATCGAATTTAAGTTTTCTGTTCATTTTAATTTTCTTTAAATAATTGTCTGTATTTTTTTAGTCTGTCAATTGCCGTGAATTTTTGCTCACTCAATTCAACTTCTTCTTCTTCCACTTCTTCAGAAACTGGAATCAATGCTTTTACTTCTGCGATAGCTTTCATTAATTCGGTAGCTAAAGCGTCTAAAACAGGTTGCACGATAGCAAGAACGGCTTCGGAATCAGTTTGAGGGTCAACCGCCATTGCGATTTCTTCTTCTTTCTTTTCCATTTCTTCTTCTGCTACGGCTACCTCTTCTTCTGCGACTTTTTCTTCTTCGACAACTTCCGCTTCGGATGCCATCTCCGCTTCCATTTCCGCAGGAACTTCGTCCTTAATCTCGATAACTTCCCCGTCTTTTATAACGTAGATTTTACCCTCGATAAGGTGTTCTCCATCAGGTAACTTCATATTTATTTTATTTATTTGGTTGCTTAATTTAAGACCTAAAAACCCCTCAATACTAAAACCAACTTGGTCGCTTTCAACTAACTTGTTGTAATATTCTTTGTCCGTTATTTGAGCGGTCAACATCAACGTTCCTTTTGGCACGTCAATACCATAACTAGAATAAGCCTTGTCTTCTTTCGGGTTCTCAACAATCCACGCTTCGAGAATATACGCAGGAACTTTTTTATCCGTATGCTCAAGGTTAAATAAGTTTTGATTGTTTAAGTCCTGCATAAACTTCGAATAAATATTTTCGATTTCTTGCTCAGTAAATTGAACGTAATACTCTTCGCCCTCGTCGTTTCTATATATATTCATTGGAATCATTGCAGGGGCAACAATTCGCATTTTCGGTTCGTCTTTGAAATGGAAAACGTGCGCTGAATTGAACGCTATTCCCTTAACCATAACCGCAGGTTTTGAAGTGAACGCAATCATATCGATTCCTAAATTTTCGCCGTCACTATATTCTTCGTCAATAGTAATTTTATAAAGAGGTAATTCTTTATCCATACCTTATAATAAGTAAAAAATTTGTTTGTTATTTTTTTTATATTTGTTGAAAACTTAAAGAAATGATAAAACTAGGTAAGCAAGAAATTCCGAACGTAATTAATGAACTAACTATTGAACAATTCGAAAAGGTTAGCGAGTTCACAAATAACCAAGAACTGGACGCTTTTGAGAAATGGGTGTCCGTCTTTACGTACTTAGGAGCGGATGAAAACGAAGTTAATGAAATGGATTTCTCTGAATTCAAAGACAAGGTTAAAGAATTTAACACGGTAACTTATAAAGCACCTACTAAATTTAAAAAGACGGTTGAACTGGAAGGTTATAAATACGTTAGTTATGACAAGAAATTCAAGTTATCAGTTCGTGATATTAAGCACATTGAAAAGATTATTAAAAAAGACCCGACCCGTTACGTTAGTAAAATGTTAGCGGTTATATTTAAACGTGAAGACCTCGATACGGTTGAACATTATTCTGACGCTCACATCAAACACAAAGCTAATTTATTTAAGTCATTGAATGCTGAAATTGCACTTCCATTTATGGCTTACGTTGCCGAAAAATTAAAAGACACTGCTAAACAAATGACAAATGAAGTTACCGCAGTCGTGGAATCAAATAACGGTTAACCAATTTATTGAACTTGCCAAACTTGAGCAAATTGAATTTGATTCATTGTTTGAAATGCAGGTTGAAATGTTGTCAATTTTAGCGGATGAAGACCCCGATGAATTTTATGACTTAGAAATTGACGAACTGAACGCGTTAATCGAACCGCTTAAATTCTTAAGGCAAGAACCACGGGTTAAAATTACCCAACAAATCGATAAATTCACGTTTAAACCTTTCGAAAAAATTACCCTAGGCGAATTTATAGACACCGACTATTTCACGGTTCAAGACAAAATCGGAAATATACCGATTATTTGCGCAATATTTTACAGACAAACCAACCTTGACGAGTGGGGAAATCGTGTTTTTGAGCCTTATAAATACAATCTTTTCGAACGTGCTGAAGTGTTTAAAGAAATACCCGTTACCTCGGTGTTTGGTGTGGTTCACGAATACCTTAAATTTCGAGATAATTTTACTAAGCAATACGAAAACTTATTTGCACCGCAATTTGATGGTGAAGAAGACACTAGCGAACTAACTCCCGAAGAAAAAAAGGAAGCTGAAAACGAAAAGAAACGTTCAAAGTTCGCTTGGGAATCCTTGTTATATAATTTAGCAGGAGAAGACATCACAAAAATTGACGCAATCACCGACCTTAATTTAACCTTTGTTTTCAATATGCTTTCAATGAAGCACGTATTAAGTTAATAAAGTGTACTTGGTTCAGTAGGAAGGTTCTGATAAGGAGAATCAATCCAATTAAACTTTACTTTGACTTGAGGTTGATTAAGAATTCGAGCCATTTCTAAAAATGGGTAATTTTCAAACTGCCATTGAATGTATTCAGCAGTAATTTCGCCTATAATTTTTTGCGTATCTGAACGGTTTAACCAGTTTTCAGTAATATAATACGGTGGTATTCGTTGCTTACCATCAACCATTGTCCCTTCGTCAAGAAATAAATAATAATATAATGCGCTTATCGTTATTTCAATTACGTTCAATTTCGCTCCAGTCATTGCCGAAATACGAACAGAACGGTATAGGTCGCCTGAATCGTAAAGACCCAAAACGTTTTTAATTTCTTTTTGTAACGAACGAGCAAGTTTATTTCTTGTCGGGTACTTTACTTTAAAAACTTTAGCCATTTACTGCGTATTTCTGTAATTCAATTCCCACCCAATTAACAACGTCCGCATCGTCCCAAGTTTCTAAATAAATAAACCCGTTTAAAGTTACTCCGAATTCAGCGGTGTCAGTTACTAAGGTAATATTTACTTCGCAATATTTCGTGTTTATGTTATCAATCACATTAACCACCTCAACAACTGGGTTAATTATTTCAACATTGAATTGTTCAAATTTATAAGTCATATTTTTTTATGTTAAAGTTGTACCTGTTACCGTGAAATTTCTAACCGCTATCCAACGACCACTTAATCCAGATTTTGCGACTAAGTTAACCCAAGATTGCGAAAGAATGTAAGCTATTGTCGTGGACGCTAAATAAGTGGTTGAAGTCCAAATTACGTTATTTAAATTAAAAGGTGCGTAGTTTAAAAGCGATGTTAATTGATAGTTGCAAACGTTTTCAATTTCTCTTTTATTTGGTAACCTCCACCCCGTTGTAAAACCAACTATTGACAAAGCTAAAGCCGAATCTATTGCCGTATTCCAAGTAACATCCGCACCGTTAACAACTCGGTAATAACCTAATACCGTTGAACCGTTGTATGTACTCCAATCAATAAC